TAACCCCAGAAATTTCATCTCCAGATGCAATAACATCTCTTACCATATTTATTGTACTTTCAGATATGCTAAATGAGACGTATAAATCCTTCAATCCAACAACATCATTAGATTCTGGGAATGCTTGTATTTCTATAACATCATTTGGTTTGGTTGTTGCTGTTATTTTAGTAGTAGTTAGGATAACTTCACCTTTAATATAATCAACTGTACCTGCATTGCCAACAATAACTCTTGATTCATTATCAGTTATTGGTTTTATAATTGCCAATGCTCCAGTTTTACGGTCTTCTTTAGGTACATCGGTCAAATATACTGTAGATGCTTCGCCAGGAATCCTAAATCCAGTAGATTTGATGTTAAATCCTTTTGGATCTACATGAAATCTATTACCAAAACATAGTTCATACTGTGCAAATTGGTTAATTGCTACCTTTAAATCCCTTCTAATTCTTACTTTAGTAATATTAGATGTTATTGCTTGGTCAGTATCATCAATAGTTTGTAATACTTTACTATATTTGAATCTACCACCGAATTTATTCAGATTAACAGACTTAGAATAGTTTGTTAATGTACTAATTACACTTGATTTTAGTGTAGATGCATCAGATATAAAGGAATCATTGTAATAAATACTGGAATCAATCTCTACATATAGGATCTTAAGGTCTACAATAGACTGATTAATGCCAGATACTGAATATTGTTTCAATTTTGATAGTATAGTTGACTTAGAAAAATCTGAAACATAACTACCATTGGTTGGTTTAATACTTATTCGTACTGTTCCAAACTCTGGTGGGTCTAATTCTTCACCACCAACAACAGAAACGGACTCTGTACTTGGATATATCCTCTTAATAATGGCTTCATAGTCTCTAGCAGTCACTGCACGATTCTGTGCGGAATAAAGTAGTGGTGAATAGTACTTAATTGAGTCAATATTCTCAATTGCAGACCCATTTTGAGAACTTTGTTTCTTATTTACATGAACATCTGTTAGATTTTGTGGTTGATTACTCTGATTATTAACTATTCCAGCATATGTAAAGATTTGTGCACCATTACCATCCTCACCTTCTGTCGTCATATAGTGAACAGTGATGTATTTACCATCAGAACCAACATAATCACCCAATTTTTTACCAAAAATACCATCACCAAACCTTAATTCATACTTTTCATCCTGTACTTCACGTATAAAGTAGATTCTAGAGTTGGAATTGATGTTAATAATGTTATTGACTGGTGAATATTCAACACCAAGTTCAGATTGATCAGAACTAATATACACTCTTACCTTAGATGTATCAATATTTGGGTTATCTAAAACAAATCTTTGATCTAATGAACCATCATATTCAAACTTTTTCTTTAAAAATGTCCCCTGATAGATGTTTAACCCTTCAAATTTTGCAATTTTATCAATAACTGGTGCAGTTACTTTATCGACAATAGAAAATAGGTAAGAAGCATCAGATATATTTCCTGTACAGACCAATCCTGGTTGTAAAGTTAGTGCTGAAGAGTCATCTGTTATGGTTAACTCTAAATCTACTTGTGCCACCGCAGCAGTCCTAGAACGGGGGGTATACCCAATGT